GCTCCCTCGATCGCGTCCTTGAGGGCCGGATACTTGCCCGGCGAGTTGTCGGCCATCCCTCGCCAGATGAACGACAGGATCGCGACGTGAACAGCCCGCAGGCCGTCCGTCGTTTCGATCGCCGGCGAGGCCTTCGTGATCTTCGCGGCGTTCTGGTAGATGTACTGCAACCAGAGCCTGTCCACCGCGCTCATGGCGGAGACGGCCCTGGCGACCGGCCTGACTTCTGCCTTCATGGATTCAGTCGGCTCCGGAATGGACGGAGACGTGGTCAGACTCGGAGGCCCGGCAAACGCGATGGCGACGAGGATCGCCGCCGCGAGCAGTCTTGCGACCTTCATGTCTGCTCACTTCCTCTGGGGTTCGGGCTGAAGCAGGACGTCGAGAAGTTGCTGACACAACTCGACTCCCCGCTTGTTTCCGGCGGCCTGGAGCCGTCTCGCCATCTCGACGACGGTGAAGGCGTCGTCTTTGGATTCGGTGACGGGCCGTCCTTCGGCACCAGTCCGCCCCCAGGTTCGGAGCCGAGCGACTGCCGCTTGGGAATGAGCCACCAGACTGGGGCCTGCCACAAGAACAGCCGCCGCCACGACGGCAGCGGAGCGAAGAGCGAACTCATAGTCGATCATGCCTGCACCTTGCCGATCACCCAACGCAGAAATGCCTCGCCCTCGTCCGACCGCAGCACGGCAGAGAGGTGCGACACCAGTTCGTCGTCGACCTTCGTGGCATCCGTCTTGGAAGCGAGCCACTCGCAGCACTCCGCGACGACAATCGCCTTGCGGTGCGGGTCGTCGGTCGCCAGGAACGCCTGGACGAACGTCATCACGGGAGCCCACTCCTGGAACAACCGCAGTTTTTCCCAGAGCGACAGGCTCGCGCCGTACTTGTTGTCGGTGGTCATAGAAGCAGCCCTCCTGTGCCGCTTCTCTCACCCTAGCAATCTCGGGCTATGCACCCGAAGTATCCGCCAAGTCTTCGATCGACATTCTTTCGTCGCCGCCGCCGGAGTAGCCGCCGCTGAATGCCGAGTCGGAGATCACCCTGATTTCGACAGGCAGAGGGGACTGACTGCCGCCGACGAGCCGCCGGGATCGCTCCTCGTCCGACCAAGTTGCCTGGAACTCCAGGCACTTCTGTCGAATTTCTTCGGGCGAGGGCAGATACGCCGTCCGCTTGCCGGCCTTCGAGTTGTGCCAACTCTCGCGGCGGGGGAGTTTCAGGGCTCTTCGAGCGACGTCACACCGATCCGCTGATATTCGCAGCGTCTCAGCGATGATTCGGGTCGGCGAGCCCTCCAGCCACATCTTCGTGAAGGTCACCGTGCAGACGTTCGCCGGCACCTTCAGGTTTTTCTTCGTCATCGGGAACCCAGAAGGATACAACCCTCTGCGACGGATTGAGGTAGCAGTCCCCTCCGCAAGTCCTCCAGTGCGAGACGTGTTCGCAGTCGCCGCCTCGATATGTCCCCTCCAGGTATCGTCGTGTTCGGTAGACGGCCAACTGGCCGAAGGCTGAGTTCATCCGGATCGGCTCGCCGCCCACGGGCGGGTGCCAGAGGTGGAACCAGAGTTCGCTTCGCTCGTCCCAGTGGTTCCAGCGACACGCCCACGCGTCGTACTGCGCCTCGATGATCGCGTTGCCGAACTGCGGCATTCGCCACTTGGCCCAGGAGTACGAAGCCATGCCAGCCGCGTAGCCCCAGTCCTGATGCCAGGAGTCGGCCTCGTCGAGTTCGTTCTCGTAGTCTTCGAGCCAGCCGACCGTGTTCGCGATGCCGTTCACCGACCAGCCGCCCCAGGGGTCGGTGTCGAAGACGATCGTGTACTCGAAGTCCGGCACGTTGCGGCGAACCCAGTCGCGGCACTCGTTGCGATACTCAGCGAGCGGGAAAGTGCGGTCGGCCGCCTTCGTGTAGTTGAGGTGCGGTCGGTTCTTCGTGTTGAGGCTCACCGAGAGACGGTCGCAAGCCCGAGCCGCCTCGGCCAGGAAGTCCTGCGTCCCGTCGGTCGAGTCGTTCTCGTAGATGAAGCATCGCCAGTCCTTGAACAGCGACGCCGTCTGCTCGACTCGCTGCATCGTCATGCCGAGCCACGGCATCGCGTTGCGGCAGATCGCCACGAACGCGACCCGCATCTCGCTCGCCTCGCGGCGGCCGAAGTCCACGCGATCCCAATACTGGCGAGTGAACGCCGCGTCGGGTGGCAGGATCAGGTCAGGGTCGTGGCGAGCAATCTCGGCAAGACTCATCGTTGCCATGTTGCGAACATCTCCGTCTGGGCTTCGCCCGTGGAGCCCGGCGGCCACGGGTGCGTTAGGACATATCCTTGTCCGTCGAGTGTCGAGAGTTCCGGGTAGGCGTAGACCCCAGGCACCGAGCCCGGCGACTGTTGGCTTCCCTCCGAATGGACGTGCCTCGTCCGCACATCGATCGCGGGGTTCAGTACGCCGCAGCCAGCCGCGACCATCTCGCCCAGGAACGCGTTCTCGCACCCAGTGACGCCGAGCGGAATTGACGCCGCTCGCTCCGGCCGATGCACCTGACCTCCGACGAACACCCACACGTCCTGACTGCCCGAGAAGAATCTGTCGTGGACTGAGTGTCCAATCATGCGAGGGCTCGTCGCGTTCTCCCACCGAGTGATCGCCAGCATTCGCTTGCCGCCGACCATCTCGCCAGCCACGGCGATCGTCGAGTCGAAGAGGATGTCCGTGTTCGCGACGACGACTGGCTTGCCGGAGCAAGTCTCAGCCGCGAGCAGGAGGAAGTCGCCGTATGTCCATCGCTTCTGGCTGCCGTCAACGTAGATGCACCGCTCGAACAGTCCGCTCGACTCGTTCACTTCACGGACGTCCGCCAACTCCTTCGCCCTGGTCTCGCTCTCTGGCGTGAACCACTGAGAAAGCAGGATCATTGATTCGCCCTACCGATCAGCCAGCAGTGGCCTGGGTGAGCCGTGGGAGACGGATGACGATGGAGTTCGACTCGCTTGCCGAGCCTCCACAACTGATCTGCCACCGCCGGTCGCGTGTCGTGGCATTCGACGATGAACAGCGTCCGAGACCACCGACCGTCTGCCGAGCATCCCAGCAAGACGTCGCACTCAGCGCCTTCGACGTCGATCTTGACGACGTCGGCGCCTTCGGGGTGAGCCTCGTCGAGCGAGACAGTCCTCACGTCGATCGTGGCCGTGACGGGAGCCGGGGCCTGTGAGCCCGCACCGATCGGGTGATGTTCCAGGAGCGAGTTCTGCCCAGCGTCGGGCCGGAGGAAGAACGAGGCCGTGCCGTCGGTTGAGGAGACGGCGGCCGCGATCACCGTCACGTTGTCGGACTCGGTGATCCGCACTCTCGCGCGGCTGTCGGGCTCGTAGGCCACGACGCGGGTGAAAATCTTGGCGAACTCGGACGTCCAGTCTCCGACATTCGCACCGACGTCGATCGCCAACTCTCGCCTCCGCAGCGAGCCGATGCCGCTGCCAACTGCGTCGACGAGCCAGTATTCCTCGATCGCCAAGCGTTACCTCCTGCTGATTGACAGTGACTCGGCAACTCCGATGAGTTCGCCCTCGCGGTAAGCCGGAGGCCTCCAGCGGCGGGGAGCGCCACCGACCGCCCGTCGCCTTCGCTCGCTCGGCGTCCATGAGTCGCGAACCTCGGCGGCCCGCTCCGCGATCTCCTCCGGCGTGGGGCCGACTTCGGGATCGCGGAGGTCGTCGAGCGACAGGCCCCACGACCGAATCCTGGCGTAGATCACCTGATTCGAGGCCTTGAACCTCTTAGCCACCTCGGCCACCGACGTCGACTCGACGATCGCAGCCTGGAGGGTCTCCTTCGTGAGCATGGCAAAACTCCCTGGGGTGAGTGAGGCGAGCCGAATGGCTCCACCCGGCGGAGACGGACTATTCATCCGCTCCGCCGGGCAGAGACCACCGGAGGGGCTTGTGTTCGAGAACGAGCGACAGTCGCCAGTCGTCCCCGAAAAGTTCGTAGAGCCGGATGTCCGTGAACCCGAGCGAGTGGGCCACGCCGATGCAATCCGGAGAGAAGATGGCGACAGGGCTGTCCGGATCGAGCGCTCGGCTCGCGACGAGCATCGCGACCGCAGCGCGGCAGCAGCCCCGCCGACGAAAGTCGGGGTGCGTGAAGCCCTCGATGGTTTGCAAGCCTCGCCACTGATGCGACGCCGCCCAGGCGGCGATCCTCCATGATCCTTCGCGAACCAGAGCAATCGGAGTTCGCGATCCCTCGCGGCTCATCACCTCGACCTGGAACTCGCTGCCGGCCCTCGTCAGCGACGACGTAATGGCCTTCGCATCGAGATCGTCAAGGCTTCCGACGACCGTGGTTATCGCTTCCAGACAACGAGGTGTCAATGGTTTTTTCATGTTTCACCTGAGGTTTGACCGTCACTCTCACAGACTTGGTCACAGACTTGCCGCGATCCGCCTTCCACCGCACTACCCTCTTCATCGCAGATCACCTCGCTGTTGGTCTCGATCCAAACTCTTGCCCCGCACGGCAGCGGCTCATGCGGGCTGTGGACGATCCGGCTCGGCCCGGTGATGTGGGCTGTGTGGGCCTTGCGGGCCGAGACGGGCTTCGCGTGTCGGGCTTCCGACGCGAACGTCTTGACCGTGAGCGGCGGATCGTTGCGGCCGTGCTTGCGGTTCAGGGCGATGATCTGCTGGTGAACGTGGACAATCGTTCTCACGGCTGCTGGCCTCGCACAAAGACGGGAGCGAACGGCTGGTCGCACTTGCTCAGGGTGTTGAAGTAGAAGTACGCGACCGCCTCCTCCTCCGTGATGTCTCCCTCTCCCACCACGATGTCGATGCAGACGTCGTAGTCGTAGACTGCGGACGGCTTGGCGGCGACCGTGAAGCCGATGTAGGCCTGCTCGAAGCCCTTGCAGACCAGGGCCTCGGGGTTGACCTCGCACAGCGAGGCGTAGACCTTGCTTGGATCAGTGCCGTACCCAGCCACCGCGATCATTGTCGCTCCTTATCGATCCCATCGATCGAGAATCTCTTCCGCCTGGGCCTTGCTGGTCACCACCTCGGCGACGGCGCCGCCGACGGTTCGCAGTTCCTCCATCACATGAACCTGGAGCGGCGTCGGCTTTTTGCCCGGTTGCTTCACCTCCAGGAACACGGCCCGTCCGTTCTTGATGCACAACACGTCGGGAATGCCGGGCCGCTGGAAGGCGCCGCCGGCGACCTTGAGAACCCACCAGCCGCGAGCCTTCGCGGACTGTTGGATCGACTTCGTGATGGTGGACTCAAGGGCCACGGCGACCCTCCCTCCACGCTCGCTTCATGGACTCCGAGATTTTCGCTCGCGTCTCCTTGCTGAGGACTCGCCCACGGTTGGCGTACTTCATCGCGAGGCTGATCTTTTCGCGGGTGGACGGGTCGAGGTGGATGTCTCGCATCCGAGCGCTGATCAACTCGCGAGTCTCGGGCGAGTGCGTCCTGCCTTGGCGATAGTCGCGAAGCCGCTGCCTCGATTCCTCGGTGTGCCTGTGGCCGTAGCCGCCCCGGCCGCCCGTCTTGATGTTGTAGGTGTCCTCCCGTTTGCAGAACTCCTCCGTGACGACCTCGGCCTCGCGGGTGTAGGCCTCGTCGAGCGAGCCGCAGACAAAGAGCGTTCGTCGCTCGAAGGCTTCGGCGCCGTGCTTCGCAATCGCCGCGAGCAGGGCCGTGCCGGAGCCCAGGTATCCGTCGAAGTCTTCTCCGTCCTGGAGGTGGACTCCGACGTAGACCTTGCCGCTGACTAGGTTGCGGGTCTCATAGACGATCCATCGCACCGATCAGTCTCTCGCGGGTTCCCCTCCGCGAATGACTTCTCAACTCCAGACGAACAGAGGCCCGTTCTCTCCGACGTACGCTCCGAGTGTGTTCAGCGAGAAGAACTCCTCGGCCTCCTCCTCGCTCATGCCGTCACGGCGAACGAGGATCGCGATGCACTTCTTGGCGTCGTAGACAGCGACGTTCGGATGGTGATAGTTCGACGTGTACCCGACCAGGGCCTGCTCGAAGCCGTCGGCCAGCAGCGCCTCGGAGTTCAACTCAGCGAGAGCCTCGGAGATGTCGTCGAAGCGGCTCACGCCGGGTAGCCTCCGCGAACGACGCCTGAACCTGGGGGCCACTCGGGCAGCGTGAGCCAGAAGTCGGTGGCCCGGAGGTCGCCCATCTCGGCGATGAATGCGGTCTCCTCTATCACCGTTCTCTCGCTCGCGGCGATGCTGATCCCTCCCATCGGCAGAGAGGCGCCGGCGCCGGCGCCGGCGCCGAAGGCGACATCCGAAGGCTCTTCGGCCTCAGCGCCGATCGTCTCGGTAACTCCTCGCCTGGAGACGAGTTCGTTTGGGTGTTCCGGATAGAAGCAGTACCAAACTCCGTTACTCAGCCATCCGGCGAAGATTCGATACCCGCTCGGGCCTTCCTGGCAGACGATGACGACAGACCTCTCGGTCGGCATCTTCTCGGCGACTGGAATCCAGGGGATGTTCATGTCTTCTCCCACGGTCGACTCAACCGATCGATCTCGACGTACTTCTCGCTCTGGTACGTCCCGACAAGATCGGCGATCACCTCGTCGGCGGAGATGCACCCCAGAATCTCGACGGTGCGAAACTCTTCGTCGGCGATCCTGGCACCCCAGACGATCTTGCCGGCATCCTTCTTGCGAACCTTGACGGCGTTGCCAGTGCGGACACGACGAACCTCGATGTCGTCGCCGACATCCGCGAGGTGCTTGTACTTTTCGTGATCGACGCGGCACCACACGCCGCCGTGCCAATACTTGCCGGTGAACTTCGCGACCGCGAGTTCGCAGATCGCGGCGGCTGGCTGGGCGAGACGATCTTCCTGCATCCGCGAGCGGTCGTAGTGGGGCGCGTCCTCGACGTTCCAGTTGGCGGTGAAGCGTCCGATGCCCACGGCGAAGGCTCGCTCGTATTCCCAGGGAAGGAGTTCGATGATGGGGTTCATGTCAGAACAGCATTAATTGAACAGGCTCAGGCCCAGGCGCACCGTCGAGAACGTGCCAAGCGTCCTTCCACTCGCCGAACCTCTTTCGACAGAAACTGCCTCGCACCATCCCTGCGTGTTTTGGGCATCGGAAGCGGTCGGTTGGAATGAGAAAGACCTCGAAGGATGAAAGCAGACACACTGCCATGACGTCGATTGCGGACAGCGGATATCTGCGAACATTGCGGTTGGCTGCGTAGGCGCGAACTGGTGAGCAATCAAGGCGCCCGGTCTTTCCGGCACCGCACTTTGCCTGAACCCGATGTCCGTTGATGACAAGGTCATATGGCAGGCCTCTCTTTCGGACGTCTTCCCACCGAAGAGACCTCTTTGTCGCCTCGCCCAAGAGCCAGTCACCAAACCTGTCCTCGCCAAAAGCCGTGTTTAGTTTTGCCAGTGCGGCAGGGTCAGAGATGCACTTCGCAAAGGCAGCGATGGCGTTTGCGGTGGCGGCGTCTGACCTGAGTGCTAGTCCATCAATCAAGAGCCGAGCCTCCACTACATAGCCGCGACTCTTGGCTTCCTGCCGTTCGCCATTCCGCCCCCCGCGATCCGCTCCTGCGCAAGCGCGACGTACTCCGGATTGAGTTCGATGCCGACCGAGTCGCGGCCCAAGACTTTGGCGACGGCAAGAGTGGTGCCGCTGCCCGCGAACGGGTCGAGGACGACGCACGGCACGGGTTCATGCGGCTCGCACTTGCACGACTGCTGCCAGCCGAGAGTCTCGACCGCCACGCCAGCCACGCTGTTCGCGCAGGAGTTTCCAGTGCCAGCCGCGCCGGTTCGTTTGACGTAGTCGGCGGGCCTGGGCCGCAGCAACTTCGTCCGCTTCGTGACCCTCGCCCACGGCGAGCCGCAGTGCGGGCAGCGGCCCCGCTCGCTGCTGCCGGCCTTGATGCACGTCTCGGCCAGTTCCGGCGGCATCGTGGCGAAGTGGGCGCCGGCGTAGGGCTTCGTGGCAATCCGCCAGACGGAGCGACGGTTGCGGCTGCCGATCTCGGACGGCTCCTTGATCGCCTCCGCGTCGAAGAAGTAGTCAGCCTGCTTCGCGAGCAGGAAGACGTATTCGTGAGCCTTCGTGCATCGATCGGTCACGCTCTCGGGCATGGGGGACGGCTTGTGCCAGACAACATCCTGGCGAAGCACCCACCCGTCCGCCTGGGCGGCCAGGGCCAGCCTCCACGGAACGCCGAGCAACTGCTTGCCACTGCCGTAGGAGTCGCCGACGTTGAGCCACAGCGTCCCGTCGTCGCGAAGCACTCGACGACACTCGCAGAGAACCGCGACCATCCGGTCGATGTACTCCTGCACCGTGCCTTCCAGGCCGATCTGCCCGTCGTGTCCGTAGTTGCGCTGGTTGTAGTAAGGCGGCGAGGTCACGATGCAATGCACACTCCCGCTCTCCATCGAGGCGAGATGCTGAATCGCGTCGGCGTTGACGAGAGTGTGCATTGCCGTGTCCGTACTACTCAGGCCGTCTCGCGAACGAGCGTCACGCCGAACTCACCCGGCTTGGCCGGCGGGATCGTGTCGGCGGCCGTGAACTCGAACACGGCCGGCTCGCTGACGTTGCCGGCGTCGTCGATGTCGACGAGGGTCACGATGACCTGGGCATCCTGCGGAACGATGATCTCGCCGAAGGAGGTCGCCTCTGGTGGGAAGTCAGCGGGAGCGCCGCTCGCCTCGCCGTTGACGATGACCGTGAGTTGGCGAGCCACGACATCGGGGTCGATCGACGGGGCTGCGGTGACGCTGTAGACGAGGGCCATGCTGGCAATCTCCCTGCGAATGAGACGTAGACGAGCCGCGTGAGGCCGACGCATCCGCATCGCCAGCCGGCGGAGTTCAGAGGCGACCGTGCGAGATGACCACGGCCACATAGATCGGGGACTCCATTCCTCCCGGAATCACCGTGGCGGGCTCCGATCCGTGGAGCCCGCCACGGAACCTTCCGTGGCGAGACGCTCGAAGGTTAGCGTGTCCAGACAGCGGGTCAAGCGATTTTCTTCGCCAGCCACTCGCTCGCTGCCTTCGCCAGTCGGTCGCTCTTGGCGAGCGTCGGGAGTTCGCGGATGTACCACTCGCCGCCTTCGTCCCAGACTTCGTCGAGAGTCTTGCCGGCGAATCGACCCTCGCGGAGAACGATTGCCCGGCCCTTCTTTTCTTCAGCATCGAGCAGGCCTGGAATCGGCGGCATGAGCCAAGAGTGCATACACCACCAGCCGCACTGCACTCGCCACTGTTTGATGCCGTTGATGATCACGACCTCGGCCAAGTCCATCGGGAGGCCGCATTGGTTGCACGGCACCGAGTCGAGCGAGAGCAGGAACCCCAGCGGAGGCGGACGGTCGTCGAAGTCGTCCTGGCTCGCCAGGATCGGCAGAGGCTCGTCCTGCTTGGGCTTGCGGCGACCGCCCTTCTTCTTTGACTGACCGTCGCCTTCGAGGGGCGACGTGTCGAACAGCATCGAGTCACTCATCGCGGGTCATCTCCGTGAGAACCCAGTCTCGATGGACGCTCAGGCGGACATGGACGGACTCCTCGCCATACGTTGCGGTGGGCGAGCGGCCCTCGGCCATGATGCAAGAGTTGATACCGGCCAGTTCGCTGCCCAGGAACAGGCCTCCGCCGCTGTCACCCGCGCAGATCAGAAACTCCAGCGTCGTCCAGGGCGGCCCCGAGATCGAGCAGATCAGGTAGTCCTCCGTGGCGGAGTCGATCACGTTGCTGCCCGCCCGCCGCTTGCCGTCGGAGCCCGTGACCCCGTCGCGGAAGTTGCCCCGCATTCCGTAGCCGGCGATCGACGCCGTCTTGCCCGACTCGTCCGCGTCCTTGTAGATCGCCGGATACCACTCCATCTCGACCGGCTCACGCAGTGTGCCGACGGCCAGATCGTTCGAGCCTCCCTTGCCTGCGCCGTAGAGCGGATGGGTCTGCATCCGCACCAGTTCTCGCTCGACGCCGTCTGGCCCTGTGATCTTCCACTGGCTCGTCCCTCGGACGACGTGGGCGGCCGTCAGGACATGGCGAGGCGACACGATCACGCACGATGCCATGCACACGCCGGTGGGGTTGTCGTCGGTCTTGTCGCCCTTGCAGCGAATCCTGGCGACGTGGACGAACTTGCTGCCGTACTCGACGTGCTTCGAGTCCTCGACGCGAGGGCTGATCGTTCCGCCCATCAAGGCGAAGGCGACAACGGCAACTGCGGCAAGTCTTGGATTCACAGTGGCAACTCCAGCCTGTTCCGGTCGCCGTCCTGAACGTAGGTCAGCGACTTCTTGGCCCTCGTCACGGCGACGTAGGCAACGCGGCACTCCTCGTCGTGCAGTTCCGGCAACGACTCGCGAGAGCGGTCGACGCTCGGGCTGGAGATCGAGGAGAGGATGACGTGATCGGCTTCGAGCCCCTTGGCCGAATGAATCGTCGAGAGCCGGATCGGCGGATTGCTGGCGAGCGACTCGCCGAACCTCGTCGCCGCCTCATGCCAGAGGGCAGCCCGCTCCTGGCACTTCGGCTCGATCGCCTCGGCCCACCGACCCTCGCGAACCAGCGTCCGCATTTCAGGCGTGAACCCGACGAGATCGAAGTCGTCGTCGATCGGTCGGATGATGTCGAGATGGCTCTTGCGGCCGTCCTTCCACGCAGTCTTTGCACCGCGAGTCATCAGGACTCCGTGACGCTCGGTCTTGACCGACAGGATCGAGACTGCGTGAGCGAGGTCTTCGCCCCGGCAGGCCCGGCCGTGCTGGAGCGACCACAGGCTTCCGTATCCAGACATCTGGGCCGCAGCGTGGCCCTTGTCCACCCACTGGTACGGCAGCCGTCGAGACTTGAGAACGGCCTCGTACTCTTCGAGGCTGAACGTGCATCGGCCCAGCAGCAGAGCGCTGGAGTCGGCCGTGAGTCGGTCGATTGCTTCGCAGGCCGAGCCCACCTGATCCACTCGCCCGCCATTGCTGGCAGGACGGATGCCACGGTCTCGGTAGCCCCGATTCATCTGCCTCAGGCAACGCTCTCCGAGTGCGAGAATCTCACTCGGGCAACGGTAGGACTGCGGCATGGTGTACTCGTCTGCGTCCCAGGCCAGGAACAGGCTGTAGTCGCCGCCGGCGAAACTGTGGATCGACTGGTACGGATCGCCACACAGCCATATTCGCTCGACTCGGCCGCCGCCGGCAAGTCGACGGCAGACTCGATCGACCAATGGAGAACTGTCCTGAGCCTCGTCGACGGCCAGCACACGAAGCGACTCCGGCGTGTCGCCCATTGGCTCGATCTCGACCGGCCCGTCGACGGTGAACCGCACCCCAGCGAAGCCGGCAATCATGTCGCTGAAGTCGAGTCGGCCCTCTCGGAGTTTCGCCAACTCGTACTTCCGGATGATCGCCGTGGCCTCCGTCAGTTCCGGAGACCGCTCGTTGCAAGTCGCCCAGCGGCGGAGAGTCTTGGAGAGCGGCTCCATCCGGCTGCGGGCCAGTTCCCAGGCCCTCATCGCCAGCGGGATGATGTCATTCTCATCGGTGACGTACTGCCGCTCGCCACGGGCGTCGCTCTTCGTGTGAACCCGACCTCCCAGGACATTGCTGACCCACTCGTCTCCGCTGACGCCCTCGATCAACTGCCCCTCCTCGACTCCGCAGCAGCGGTGAGCGATCGAGTGAGCCGTGCGGAACCAGCCTCGCCGCGTGAGGTCTTCGGGCGAGACACCCCAGGCGTCGGCGGCCCGCTCCGCGATCTCCGCCCGGCCGGCTCGGGTGAAGGTGCAAAACCCGATCTCGTCCACGCTCAGGCCCAACTCGTCCTTCGCCTGGGTCAGCCTCTCCAGGATGAGCCGAGTCTTTCCCGTCCCCGCGCCGCCGATTGCCCGCTCTACTTTCGCCCTCATTTTACGCCTCCGGATATACCGCCTATGCAGCCCTATGCCCGTTCCAAACGGAATAGATATAAGGAGAAAAAATCCCTATTTTTACAGGTCGAACCATTGCGGATTTGGGGGGTATACCACCTATACCGCGTAATTTCGTGGTGGAGAGAAATTGTCTCCCTATACGGAATCGGCGAGTTTCCTCAGGGCGTCGATGTGACGCTCGCGGAAGATGTGCCACTTCCCCTGGCGGCCGTTGACCTTCTTGGAGATCATCGAGATCGTCTTCTCGCCGGCCGCATCCAGGATCGCCTCCTTGAGAGCAGCCCGCTGCGAAATCCCCAACGCTCCTGCCTTGGCGTTCTGCCATGCCTTGCTGACGGTCTCATGCCACTTGAGCCACAGGCACCACTCTCCGGACGAGTTTTGAATCCACTTCGGAAGACCCGAGTGGTTTGGCTTCCTGTCGTCCTCGTCGCTGGCCTCGGCCTTCTGGTGCGAGTCCAGGTACGAGAGCAGAATCGACGCGTTGTACGTCGTGACATTCGCCTCCGGAGGCGGAATCTCGCTCTCGGCGTCGTCGGTCAGCAGCGACATGAGCCCGCGAATGTCGTCGTATCCGCCCTCGTCGTTCTTGATCGACTCCCCAGTCCAGGCCCTCGCCCACCGCGTTGGATTCGGATCGAGCGGATTGACCTTCCCGGTGGCCTCCAGGATTCTCACGGCGACTTTTCGAGGAGTGACCCACTCCTCCGCCGAGAGCCGCACCGTGACGCTTCGGTTCTCATGCGGGACTGGAACCCGCAACTTGTACTCGGCGTGTTCCCCGCGAACGATCGTGAGTCTCCACTCCCCAGGCTCCCAGCACCGTTCTTCGGAGTTCCAGGCCAGACCGTACTGCTCGAACTTGAACTTGCCTGACGCCCGTCTCGCGATGGCACGGTCGCGGTAGTACGCAAACTGATCGGCGGCAATCTTGGAGACCTCGGCGTCTCCCTTCGGCGGCTCACACATTGCCGCGTTGACGCAGAGCATCGTCTGCGTCAACTCTTCCAGTTCCTCGCCCGTGTGCTGACGGATGCGGGCCGCCAACTTGGAGGCGATGCCGACCAGGAACGCGTGACGGCCACCTTCGGAAATCCTGTCGGCCGCCCTCAGTGCCTTCCTCGCCTGAGCAGTGACTCCCGACCTCTGGCGACGCGAGGACGCCAGCACCGCGTCCCTGAAGGCATCTGGAAGCCTCGCCGGATTCACTTCCTCCGGAGACCGCCCTGGCAGCCACTTGTACTGGACTCCTGACTTGTGCCAGGACGGAGGGATCACGGACTGGCTCGCCGTGCCGCCTCCGCCGATCCGAACTTCGATGCCCTCGACCTTGACGACGCCAGAGTCTGGCATCCAGTCTTCGTGAACGAAGATTCGGTGGACGCCTCGGCCGCTGGAGTAGGCCGGCGTGTCGATCAGATCGAGCCCGTACCGCTTGAGCGCGTCCTCGGCCTCGGGCGAGTCGAACTCGACGTCGATGACGCCGCTCGTCGCTCCGAGCCGCACTCCGACATTGAGGCGGGTGTGGGGCTCATCGACGCTGTCGAACCAGTACGAGATGTCGTCCTCGTTGTCCGTCGCGCGGTGCTGCCACCCTGCTCCGCCGCTGGGATGCTTTCCGGGAGTCGCGCAGTCGGCCTTGCCGCATGTGCATTTCCCGTTGTCCATCACGCCCCACAGGCGGCAGATTTTCCAGCCCCTGGCCGCGAGTTTGGCGACCTCCTTGAACATACCGGTTGCGTCGTACTTCACAGTTTTTCCTCCTTGAAAGACTTGAGTGCAGAAAGATGCCCCCCTCGCCGAGCAAGTCTCGGCGAGGGGGTCTAGAGACACAGCAGCGAGGCCGCAGGCCCTGCTCAGAACGGAACGGCTTCGTTCGACGAGACGGCAACCGCCTCGGCGACGGCTGCCACGGCACGGCTCGACGCCGGCGGAGACACGATCGACGTCATCGCGTCGGTGATCTTCGCCTTCGCCAGCCGGCCCTGCTCCTCGCTGATCTCGCCGACCTTCTTAGCGACGAGGACGGCGTACTCCGCACGGGCGCCCTTCCGCTTCTCCAGGGTCAGTTCCACCACCGCACGGTAGTGAAACAGCCCCTCGGCCGTGATGCCCCGCAGGAGATCATCGACGGCCCGCAGGCTCGTCTGGCTCACGCGGCAGAACACCGGCAGCGAATCCTCCTCGCGGAGGATGCCGAGAACCCGGCTCGACTTCGCGCGGGGCGGCTTCGAGCCCGGCCCGCGACCTTCCCACGCGAAGTAGGGAATCTTCGCCACGGCGTAGGTGCCGTCGGCGTTCTTGGCCGCCTCGATCACGTTGCGATCGAGGTCGCCGAAGTCCGACCCGCACCGATACGCGATCCGACCGTCGTCGCTGACGAGCAGCGGCCTGCTCCCCGGCGTCGCGTCGCTCTGCGGCCACAACACCGACTCCGTCCGACCGACCACGACGAGCAGGCCCTTGATCGCCTTCTCGCTGAAGTCCATGCCGGCCTTGGTCGACCACGACCACCGTGTCGCGCCGCCCGTGGGAATCTTGACCCAGGTGAGGTCGCTGCTCCGCAGCGACTCTCCGCCCAGGTTCGCGGACAGCAGGTCGTCCGTGACGCTGCCCTCCGACAGGGCGCGGAAACCATCAACCGTCGTCAAACCGCTCATGTGTGAGCCTCCTCAGGAAAAAAACCAACCAACACTAGAAGTCGAGTTCCACCAAACCGTGATACTGCTCGGGGAAGTAGTCGCCCGACGCCCGCCGATCACGAATCAGGTTGAGCGTGTCCTTGATCTCGAAGGCAGCGCGAGTCAGCACTCCTTCCGAGAGTTTCACGACACGCACCGCAAACGGCGCGAACGTCTGGACGACCACGAACGGAAACTCAAAGGCCTCGAATCCTGCGACCGCCGCCGCGTCCGAGTACCAGACAGCCTGCCAGTCGTATCCGAAACGTCCGAACGACCACTTCAGGTCACGCCACTCGCTGGACGTGGTCTTCAAGTCGAACCAACACTTGTCCGTCACACCGTCGGCGCGAGCCTTGCGGCGATGACCCTCGGCGTCTGTCCAGAACACCGTGTACTGCGTGTGAGTCGCAGCCTCCAGCAACGCGTTCGCCATGCGGTGCTTGCGGATCGAGGCGATGATCCGCTCGACCTTCACGAAGTCAGCCGCCGCGCACTCCAGAGCCCCAGGCATCAGCGAGGCCCGCCACTCCTGGAAGGCCTTGCCTCGCCGGGAGCCGTCCGCCGCCAGCACCCCAGGCGGCGGCACGGCGACGGCGTTCCGCCAGTTGTTGCCCCGCATCTCGGCCTCGCAGGCCACGTCCACCAACGTGCCAAACGTCGTGGCCGAGTTGCCGCCGAACAGGCTCTCGCCGTAGGTGTCGACGTACCACTGACTGGGGCCGCCATCGACGCCCCGGTAGCGATGGGCCGTCGACCGGCTGATGTGATCCCGCTCGGCGTGGTAAACCTCGTTGGGCATATCCATGTGAATGGTGACGCTGGTTTCCGTGTCCGTACTGACGATCATGCGATTGCCCTCCGTTGCAGCCTCTTGAGAACTTCTTCCGTCACGTCTCGCTTCGATTGGAGGGCTCCGTAGATGGTGGCATCGACGGTGTCCTCGCAGATCAGGTGGTAGAAGCGACAGGGCCTGTTCTGGCCCGGCCGTCGCAGCCTCGCGAGGCTCTGCTCGAAGTCACCCAGCGAGTGCGACAGCGAGAAGTAAGCCGCGTAGGCCGCCCTGGTGCAGTCAACTCCAACTCCTCCGGCCTGTTGCTGCACGACGAGTGCGATCGTATCGCCGCGTTGCCATGTGTCCAGGGATTTTTTTCTGCCCGACAACTCGCTGTGCGAGATGCCAAGTCGGTCGAGAACAGACTGACAGACTTGGATGTCATGGACAAACTTGCAGAAGATCACGATCGGCTCGTTGGCCGGCAGGCTTTCTAGCAACTCGGCAATCGCCTCGGCCTTCGGGTTGTCTCCCGAGAGTTTCACCGTCTCGCCGCTCTCGTCGACGGCGAAGCCTGACGTCGCCTGTTGCAGTCGCGTGACGACGACGAGTTTGTTCGCGGCCGTCACCGTCTCGCCGCTCTCCAGTGTCGCGACGAGATCGTCTTCGAGGCGGTCGTAATACTTGCGATTCGCAGGCGACAACCGAAGCGGCACGTCGACGTGCAGAATCTCCGGCAGCGTCAGGACGTCGTCAGCCTTGATTCTGTAGACGTGCGGGTCGATTCGACGACTCAGGGCCTCCAGGGCCTCACCCTTGAACTCCTTGACCCAGCCAGGGTATCGCGGATGCGTGACGGCGATCCTGGAGCGGTAGCCTGTGTACGATGAGCCGAGAATCTTCGGATCGAGGAAGCGGAACTGAGCCCACCAGTCGAGCGGCGAGTGCGGCGTCGGAGTCCCGGTCATGCAGATACGCTTCGCCTCGGGCTGCGAGGCCGCGAGTTTCGCGAGCCACCGCGAGGCCCGGCCGCTGGGAGACTTGACCTTGTGTGACTCGTCCAGAACGATCGCATCCCACTGAAGCGAGTTCACGGCCTTCCCGACGCCGCCTCGCCAGACGGCGTCGTAGTTCACGATCACCGCGCACCGCTCGCCGGTTGCCGAGATCGACGCCGCCCGCCTCGCCGCCGACCCATCAACGGCGAGGCAGACGTCGCGGGTGTTGTCCCAGAGGCTGAACTGCTTGACCCAGGCAGGCCCAACCGCGATCGGGCAGACGATCAGCACTCGGCCGCACTGCCGCAGCCCCTCGATCGCGGCGGCGGACTTGCCAGTCCCCATGTCCGCCGCGATGAACGCGAACGGATTGCCGGCGATCATGGCCGCCTCTTCGAGTTGGTTGGGCCAGAGGTTCATGTTGAGAGCCTTGCCTCGCAGGCCTCCGCAGCCTCCGACACCTGGGCTGCCCGCCGCCGCAGCACAGCAGCACAGTGGCCCCAGGCTTCGCCCTCGGTGGCGAATACCTTCGAGTCCGAGAACGGGCCTCCGTAGGTGTAGATGCCACCGTGCGAGGCCTTCACGACCACTTCGCCACGCTCGCCTTCCGCAACCACCGTACCCTCGGTGACGTGGCCCTTGGGCTCCGAGCCGGCTCCGTACACCGGAAGCGCGACAAACACCTTCTCTCCTGCCGTCATTGCAATCCTCCTCAGGGGTAAAACGTGTCCATTGACGCCGCCGCGTCGCGGCAGCCCTTTGCGTGTGAACGCTCGCCGACCTTCGACCACAGTTCCGCAGCAGAAATAATCGCATCGACAGCCGCCGCGCCGAGGCCGGCACTCCGATAGAGCGACGACGCCTTCTCCAGCCGTCTCGCGTTCTTGCGGCAAGTCGCCCAGGCCACGCCACTGAGTTCGCCGACGAACTCCATGCCGCACGTCTCCTGGGCTGCCTGAGATCGGAGCCGATCCGCCGCCTCGATCCGCTCATGGCGAATCTTGAGGAAGGGCCAGTTGAAAGCCGATTTTTTGCGTCGTCGCTCCATTGCTCCTGTCTCCTCTCGGGGTTTTCGTGTCCGGACAACCTAAGCCTTGGCCTTCTTCGCGTCAACCTTCTTCGGCGGCCGCTTCTTGCCGACGATGACGTACGGTCGCGTGACGATCTGCGGCGAGGCGCGACGCCGACGGCCGGCGATGTGCAGCACCGTGTGAGCGCCGGCCTTGTCGATTGCCTCGACCCACTCGCACTGACCTCGCCGGCAGAACGCGAGGAACACGAACGGCCCCTTCGCTGCGAGCGGAGTCTTCGTGCCATCGTCGCACTTCCACAGCGGGCCTCCCTTGGCGCGGAACACGTCGCCTCGCGACAGCAGGACTCGCTCGCTGACTCGGTAAGTCTCAAGTCTCTCAGTCTTCATGCGCTTGGGTTCCTGTCCTGGTGGTGGTGATTTGGTCGGAGTCGCCGCTGCGGCTGCGTGATTTTCGCTGCCGGAGGATGGTATCCGGCTCCGCAGCGGCGGCCCCTCCCCAGGTTACTTATGTCCGCCACTCTGGGTGTTGGCGGGCCACGCGGCCGATCGATGGATGGGAAGCCGCTTCGAGTCCGTGGCAGGCCTCATGCTTGGCGTTGCTTGATCTCCAGGTACAGGGCCTCAGGGGCCTTCGGGTAGTAGCGGTACAGCGCCGGGCAGAGCCAGCCTTCCTGGCCCGTGCCTTCGACGACGTACCAGTTGCCGCCGAACTCCGCCCGCGTCCGTCGGATCACCGTCTGGTGACCGGGGAACGGCTCGGAGGAGAACCGCAGCGTGAACCTCTCCCGACACGACTCGTCCACCTGGGCCGCCAGTTCTCGCAGCACGTCGTCGGCTCCGGCGACGAACGGCTCTCGGCTCAGGCCGACAGACGCGTCGTCGAACACCAGACTGCCCTCCTCGTCCCAGTACGGATGAATGACCAGAATCTGATTCGCCATGATGCACCCCTCTCTCTAGTTGCGTTCCGCAACCCGTCGGCGATGAAGTTTGTCCACAACATCGACAGCCCCGATCGCCGCCAGGGACGTCAACGCAATTGTCAGGTTCGCTTCCGTCAGGATTCCGTTCTCCTCCATGCCGACCGCAGCCTCGGGCAACTCCTCGTCAATGATTCGGGGAATGGCTGCCCGCAGGCTATCTGCCAAGACCCTCGTCACCGCTTGAGCCTCGTCGTGGCTCCAGCCGTGGCCCTTGAGCCGACGCGCCGCGCACGCGCACATCAGGTCAAAGATTCCGTCCATGTTCAGGGACACGATCTACTCCTTTCTCTAGTTGCAGGCCGCGAGCCGCTTGCGATGCAACTCGCTCGCGATCTCGATGCCCCGCAGTGCGTACTCCGCTCTCACCAGACCGAACAGCGTCGTCTCGTCGAACCCGTGATCCGCCGTGTAGGCAGCGATTTCCTCGCTGATCACTTCGCGAGTCTTCGCGAGCGCTTCCAGCACAGTCAGGTGAATCGCCTGCTGCAACTGCTCGACCTCGACCGCAGACCACCCGAACTTCTTGAGAGACTTGAGCAAGACTCCCACCGTCAGGACGTAGCCCTCTTCCTCGTTGATGTCGATCTTGTTCATGCTTCGCCCTCCTTGTTGTTGACTTCCTCGAACACTTCCCCTGCGTGGTCGTGATACCACTCGCACACCTTCTGCTCGATGTAGCAGTAGATCGCGACCATCCCGTTGTTCTCTCGCGGGTTCTCGCCGATGCCGGCCGTCTCGTAGGCCTCCTCCAGGTCGCGGCCGTGCAGAAACCACGCGGCCTCGATGTCGGATGTCCTGTGTGGCACTTCGCCGTCGATGATGCCGTGGACGTCGCCGCTGTAGTCC